TGCTTGGCCAACGGACCGTGCAAGCGTACTTCAACCATGGTTCATCCTCGTGTGGTGCCGAAGGTGATGCGTTACGTGCCTGTTCCACATGCCGTCGACAGACTCGACGAGTGAGAGGCGATCTTGTGGGTGATGAAGGATCCGGCCGCGTCCGAGGCAAACCGCCGCGTGCGGCAGTCTGGTCCTTCCAAACCCGAACAGCAGAACGTCGCCGATCTGCTGGGGTTCGTCATGAACGCGTTCGAATCCGACGTTCGCGTAGTGCCGCTCATAGAGGTTCTCGCCAGCGAGGAACGGCTTCCGGTCGAAGTCCGGCAACTGGATCGCCCATTCACGGGAATACCAGTCACGGATCACGGAGTAGCAATCGAGCACCCCAAGCACGTAGGGGCGCCGCTCGTACGGTGCCTGGAACCCGGTTGGTTCCAAGTAGCGGTACTCGCCACCAGGCACGCTCACGATGTGCCATGGAAGCTCGCTTGCCTCGCAACTCACTCGATCCGCCATGCTCGGCTCCGGGGAACCCTTCGTGTGGCTGTGGTAGATGCCGATGACAGCCTCGCCCTCCCCCACTTCGAGCCACGCGTCCGGGTCGAGATGAAAATCGCGCTCGGGGACCGGCGCGAGATTCTTTGCTCGGATCACGCGGTGCCTGCCCCGCGCCGTCATGACGACAAGGCCGCACGCTTCGCGTGGCCTTTCCTCTTCTGCGTGAGCCAGCACTTCGGGCAAAAATGACATTCTAGACCCTGTACGCGCGCGCTGCGGGGAAACCACCGTAGGGGAGAACGCCGCGCGCGCCAAAGCGGGCCTTGCAGCCACTGACCTTCTTGGAGCAAACGTCCAGTGCGAGCGACCCTACCGGCTCATCGTGCGCGTCGAAGTAGCTCGAGCCAGCGTAGCCGCAGCCGGCGCCTCGGTACTTCCAGCTGCACGAATTGATCGTGATGACCCGAAAAGGCAGCTGCACGCCCTCCAGGTCCATGGCTGAGGCAAGCTCGAACTGGACCAGGGTCTTGTTCTCACCGACCTTGCGCTCGATGAAGTAGATGTCGTCCGCCAGGTGCTGGTCTGGATCCGCACCAGGCTGCCCGTCCAGGAACTGGGCGAATGTGCGACGGCGAGTCACCTTCGCCCCAACCAAGTCGTCGAGTTCCATCACGGCAGCGGAGATCATCCCCGTGACGTTGGCGATCCTGAGCGTAGGGCGCGGCAGCGTGCCGCGCGTCGATACTTCGAACCCCTCGGCCATCACCGGCCAGGGTTGGTAGGTGTTCCCCTGCCAAACAATGGGCGCCCTCAGCTCATTCGTGCCGGCGTGGAAGTACAGCACATCCTCCCCGCCGATCGACGTGAGGTCCAGCTCGAACATCTCGATCAGTGCGCCGACGTCGAGCTTCTGCAGGAGTTCAGGGATGTTCATGTCTCGAAGACCTGCTCAAAGGTCGCAGTCGCGCTGCAGTTGTGGTCGTGGTTGTAGGAGGTGGAGTACGTCTTGCAGATGAACCGAAGCATGTCCCCCTTGGGAGTCTCCCAGTCGAATGACGAGACACCCTTGTGACTGCTGAGAAAGGTATCGATCGCGTCGATCTGCGTCCTGGGGCGCAAGGTGAAGGCAAGGTCCCAGATCTGCTTCACGTTGTTGATGCCGTCGGCCACGCGCTGCGAGTAGCCGTCACCGAAGACGGCCTCGTTGACGGCGAGCTTGGGACGCATGGCTGCGCCCTGGTCGGGGATGTGAGTGAATTCGGCCATGGGCTAGGAGTACAGCAGGCCGCCAGGGCGGCGTTGTTTGACGATCTCGGCAGTGACAGCCTCTTCGAGGAGCTTGCCCATCTTCCGAGCCTGTTCGCCAGAAGCGTCAGTTTCAGTCTTGCTCTTGCCGTCACTGTGGATGTGCACGGTGACACCGACACTGGTGTTGCCGCCGCCCCCGGCGCCATTCACGGTCACTGGGATGGTTCGGCCGTCCTGCAGCGGCACATAGGCTTCCGGCTTGCGCCCCTCGCCGAAGAGTGCGACCTGCGGCTGGCGCGCCACGCCGCCGGCGTCGTACGCCCGCAGCGGCCGGCCGAGGTCATGATGCCGCCCTTCTCGAAGCCGGCGACGCCCGTGCCAGTGCCGTAGCCACCACCGCTGGTCCAGCCGCCCATATCGGTGCCCACAGAGCCACCACCGCCACCGCCGAACGCCCCGGCCGCGTAGTTCAGCACCTGCATGAACGCGCGGCGGGCCATGATCCTGGCGATGTCGGCCAGGATTGAAGCGACCAAGCTCTTGAAGTTCAGCTTGCCCGTGGTCACGAATTGAGCGAGCGCGTCTTCCATCTTGCTGGACGCACCCTTCATTGCCTCCTCGACTTGCTTCGCTGCGGTGACCCCCTGCTCCTGGTACTCCTTCCAGAATTTCTTGAAGCCATACTCAGCGCTCTGCATGTACCGGTCATTCACGGCTGCAATTTCCGCGGCAGTGGTGGCTGAGGTGGCCGCCTGATCCTTCAGGGCGGTGAGCAGCGCTTCCTGAACACTGAGGTGAGCATTAGCCGCATTCAGCCGCTTCAGCTCCTCAGCCGTGTAGCCCTCGGTCAGGCCCATGCCCTCCTCTTCGAGAGCCCTGACAGCTTCTTTGGCCGTTAGAACGTCCTGCTCACGCTTGACGACGGCATCACGATAGCGTTGCTCCACGGCGATACGCGCGTTGGAGGCGGCCATCATTGTCGAATCTTCGACCTTCGTCGACACCGACTGATTCAGCTTGCCAATCTGCCCCTTGTCATCGGCAGCGAGCTTCGCGCGCTCGAGGGACGCCTCAGCGGAGGTCTGGCGTGCCCGCTCGATTGCGTTCAGAGCATTGATCTGAGCCTTGTGCTGCAGCTCCTGTCGAAGCAGGGTGATGTTCGCCTGGCGGTGATCAAGCTCTGCTTCGATGGACTTGCGGTCCGCCTGATTCAGGTTCGGCCCGGACAGAGCCTCCTGAAGCCGGCGCCGCTGGTCGATCTCGATGCGGATGCTCTCGTTGATACCGTCGATCGCGCGCTGCTCGGCCAGCACGGATGCAAGCTGGGGGCCGAAGCGTTGGTCGCTGTAGCGCGCATCCTCCAATTCCTTGCGGAACCGGATCGACTGCTTGAATGCTGCTTGTTCGTCGTTCATCGCCTTGATCAAGGCGCGCGTGGCCGCAAGCTCCTCGGACCGCGCTTCCGAGGTCTTCGGTGTGAAGCTGCCGAGCTTCTGGTTCAGTGCATCCTGCTTGGCCTTCAACAGGTTGTCGAAGACAGCCTTGTCCCCGTACATTGCCTCGTCGTTGATGTCGATCGCGCTCGGCAGGGCCAGCTTATTGCCCTTGTCGTTGGCCTTGACCTCGGCCAGCCGCTCGTTGAACTTGCGCGCCTCCCCGAGGCGACGGTCCATCTCCTTCTTTTCGTCGAGATCACGCTGAAGAGCGACCTTGGTACGGAAGTCCGCTTCGACCTTCTGGGCGGTCGCGAGGTTCTTCTCCAGGACAGGGATCAGCGCCTTCGCGTCGTTGTATTGCGTCAGTTCCTTGGCTTCCGCGGCGGTCATCGCTCGGCGGCCTTGGCGCGAGCGGGACTCGAACGCAGCCACGAGGTCCTGGGCTTCCTTCAGCTTTTTGCGGGCGTCGTCAGTGGTGGCCTTGAGATCCCCACCCTTTTTCACGTCGCTCTCGCGCGCGATGATCTCGTCCGCCTCAGCTCTCGGCCAGCTGCTTGTTCTGCCGCTCAAGGTCCTCGGACATCAGGTTCAGGCGCGTGCCGAACTGCTTCTGTGCCTCCATCGCCTCCGATGTGCGATCACGCAGGAGCAGGAACTCGGCGGCCAGGACCGCGACGAGGCCCAGACCTCCGGTGACCGAAGCCCAGGCGACACGGGCAGCACGACCGGCCGCCACCATGGAGACCTCAAGCGCGACCATCGCGCGTCCGAGCGCCATTACACCGGTGACCAGTGATTCGGCCACACGCATGCCCATCCAGATGCCGACTGTGGCAGCGACGACCTTGCCGTTTTCGACCATGAAGGTCGTCAGAGAGGTCACTCCAGTCACGAGGGACTGGATCATGCTGCGGAACTGCTCGGTCGACACCGCGGCGCGCATCGAGTCGATGAAGTAGTTCACCGAGCCGCTGGCCTTTTCGAAGGCGCTGACAGCTGACAACTGGAACTCGGTCACGAGTGCCTTGACCTTGCCCTGGGTGGTCTCCTTCAGCGCCTCGGACACGCTGGCCGCGAAGTCCTTGGACTTGTTCTTCAACTGGTCCAGCATCTGCTGGTACTGGTCAAAGTCGGTCAGGATGGCATTGGCGGCCTTCGCACCGCGCTCGCCAAACACCTCGTTCAGGAACGTCAGACGCCCCTTTTCATTCAACATCACCGTCTTGGCGCGAATCTCCGTCAGCACCTCGCCATAGGACCGCAGCTGATTGCTGCTGTCGTAAAGCTCGAGATTCAGCGCGGCCATCGCGTCCTTGGCGCGCTTATGCGGCGTGGCAAGCTCGACCAGCATGTTCCGCAGCGCCGTACCAGCCGCGCTGCCGGTGATGTTCCGCTTGGCCATCAGTGCCAGCGATGCGGCGGTCTCTTCCAGGCTGACGTTGTACTGGTCCGACACCGTCGATGCTTGACGCATCGACTCGACCA